ATAACCTTTGTGGAAACAGTAAACCATCTACATAGTTATTCTTTAATTCTTTTGGTCTTACAATGTCAGATACTTCTGCTGGCATACAAATATATTCCCAGTTATGAGGCTCTTTATCTAATAGCATTCCTGTCAAATCATTCTCGTGTAATCTTTGCATGATAACAATAAATACACCTATATCAGGATTATTCAAACGGCTTCTTAGTGTTTCATTAAAGAATCTGTTTGCGTTATCTCTTTCAATATCTGAGCGTGCTAATTGTGGGTTTTGTGGATCATCTATCACAATAATATCAGCACCCATACCTGTAACCGTTCCACCTGTTGAGGTGCTATATCTTAGACCGCTATTTGTAGTTGTATATCTTGATTTAGTGTTTTCATCTTTGGATAGTTTAACATCAGGGAAATGGTTTATAAACCAATCAGATTCTATTAATCTTCTTGATTGAGTTGATAAGGTTATTGATAGACTTGCTGAATAAGATGAACTAATAAACTGAATAGAATCTTTAAGAATCCAACAGTAAACACTAAAGAAAACATTTACTAATTCACTCTTTAAAGTTCGTGGAGGTACATTAATTAAAAGATGTTTGTTTCTTGGCTTTCCTTGTACTATCCTAATGGCTTCCTTTTGTAGCCTTTTACATAAGTATTCAATATGCCAATTTGGAGTTAGCTCTTGACCGTTGTGTATAGTCTTAAAAGCATCTAAAGTAAATTCATAAAAAGACATACGGTATAGCCCAGATTCAGCCTCTATAAGTTCAAGGCTCTCTAGTTCTGATTCAATCTCTTTTATCTCTAAGCTGTTTGATAATATCTTTGAGGGTTGATTCATCTAATTTGCTATAATCTATTTTTGTTTTTATTTCTCCCTTATGTGTATTCAGATTCTCATTTAATACCTTTTCATAATACCCTCTATTCTTACCTTTAGTTTTTAAATAGAATATTGTAGACGAAGGGTTACCATCTTTAATCTGTTTATGTAATTGACTTTCTGCAAAATCTAAAACAATATTACTCATGTCATCACATTCTTTTTTAAACTCCTCATCAGTATTATAATATTCATAATAAGTAGAACGATGAACACCAGCAATTTTACAAGCAGTTGTAACTATTCCTAAAGACTTTTCTAAAGCTTCTAGTATTTTCTTTTTATTGTGTCGGATTTTGTTCTCTTTACTCATATCTCTTTACCGTTTCTTTTAATAATTAAATCAGGGTCTAGCTTCCTCATTCTATCTATTATCACTTGGCAGTATTTAGGGTCTAACTCCATACCGTAACACTTTCTTTTTAATTGATGTGCTGCTACCATTGTAGACCCAGAACCTAGAAATATATCTAAAATAGGTTTTGAATCTTCTAATAGATTAACACACCATTCTATAACTTTAACAGGCTTCATTGTTGGATGTTGTTTAGTTTCTCCGCCCCAATGATGAGAAATTATCCTTGTGTTTTTACCTATATTGCTCCAAGCTAATTCAAACTCGCTAAAACTTAAACCGTCATTTTTTTTATGCCAACAAAGCCAATCATTATTAACTGCTAGTTTATCAGCAAAATAATTACCGCCCCAAATAATAGACTTTTCAACTAAGGGAATAATGTAATAAAAATCTGGCACTTTAACATCCCAATCATCCCCTCTATGAAATTGTTTTTTCCCTGTGCCTAAAGTTTGTTTGTTTGCGTTTATTCCATAAGGAGGGTCAGTAATTAAATTACATTTCTCTCCATCCATTAACTTTTTAACTGTATCTGAACAAGTACTATCACCACACATTAGCCTATGCTCTCCTATCTCTATTAAATCACCTAATACAATATCAGTTTCTATCTCTTCTGATATTTCAAAGTCATCTTCTTCTGCCTCTAAAGTTTCCTCACCATCAAAAAACTCTAAATCATCTTCATCAAAACCCCAGCTTATAAGCTCACTATCTTCAAAGTGTTCAGATAACAAATCAAAATCAAAATCACCTGTATTTTTATTTAGCCTTACATTTAATTCCTTTTCCTTTTCCAATGTTAAATCTAATTCTATACAAGGCATTTTTTTAAAACCTAATTCTCTTGCAATCATTGTTCTCTGATGCCCTCCGATTATAATACCTTTTCTTTCTTTATTTATATTTACTAAAACAGGGTCAACCAATCCAAATCTAGTAATACTATCTTTTATAGTTTTCTTTTGTTCTGGACTTAATTTTCTAGGATTATATTCAGCACCAATAAGGTCATCTATTTTCCATTGCTTTACTTCTAAATTATTATCTATCATGTTTGTTAATTTATCTTCTATATCTATCAGTTATATCATGATTAGGATTATTATTAAAAAAGCTTTTCTTAATTAGTTTTTTAACTTCTATTGAGTGCAAAAAGTATCTTGTTATTCCGTCAAATTCTACCCTAACAGCAACTATAAAAATATTGTTTTTATCAATTACCCTGTACGTATAGTTTTTATAAATAAATACGTCTTTCTCTTTTAATTTACCAGCCTCAATCATCAAAATACTCTTTTATACTTTCCTTTGCATAACCTAAAGCATGAGCCATTTGTTTACATAAATCAAAATACTCTTCTATTTTAATATCGGGCTTATCTGCTTTTATAGATATTTTCTCTCCGTAGTGGCTTACTGATATTTTAAACTTCTTACTCATAATGCTATTTAATAAATATAATAAAATTTAATTATTATTAATCAAAGTATTCTTTTTGTAGTTGATCATTAAACTCTTTAGTTAATTGTTGGATAGTATTAACCATGCTTATCTGCTCAGTTTTATAAAGTTCTTTTTCTATTGGTAGAATCTTTTTCTCAAGCTCCTGAATAAATTTATTACCGTAAAACTTCATCTCTTTATTATAGATGCTGGTATGTTTTAGGTCATCAATATCTTCTAGTAAAGCTATTCCATTTGCTAAAAATCTCAATGCTGTTAATCTTAGTTGTTTTGTTTTTTCTTTCATGTTTTTAATCTTTACAAATCATTTATTAATTTACTTGTTTTATCTCCTGAATCTTTTCTCTCTGTGTAGTTTTTACCTCTTAATTTTATGTTTTCCTCTTGTAGTTTTTGTCTGCATCTCCTGATACTTTCTGTATGTGGTAGCTTCCCTTCAGAGAATAATTTTAGAAAGTCTTTAGCACTCATGTTGTTCATTTTGTCTTTCATTAAAAATGCAAAATAATTAGATATCAATCTAAAATCATCATCTCTAAGTAGTGGATAATTTACTAATAAAAATTCTACTTTTTCCTTTATTGTTTTCATTTCGTTAAATAGCATAATGTTAAAATTTAAGTGATTGATTTAATAATTTTAGTTTGTAAACCTGTTCCCTAAGATTTCTATTCTCTTCTTTCAGTCTAGTGTTTTCATCTGTGATAGCCGTAGCCTCATCATAAACAGTTTCTGTGTAAAATTCAAGTTCTGCAACTGAATAAATAGCACTTTCTGTTAATGTTGCTAATGGGTTATCTGTCATATTTTTATCCTCAAAGTTTTTAAATAATCTTCTTAAGGCGATATCGTACGTTTCTAGCGACTGTTTTACCTCAAGATATACGTTACCATTAAAAATACTTTTGGAGTCCTTAAACATCACGTAAATAGGCAATAAATTGATTTCTGGTTTGTTACTTAGCATAGTTTGTTGTTTTAAAATGGTAAATCATCTTCTTCATGAACTCCGTAACTCATTTTGCTCATGCTTTCATGTTCTTTGGTTTTCGGTATTAAATCTAATTGCTCGGCTTCTTTATCATAGGTTTTTTGTAGTGGATTCTCATTATTGATAAAATAGGCGCAATGATTAACCCACCTCAGCTCTATTGGCTTATCTCTAGGAGTAACGCAACCTCCTGTAATAGTTTCTTTTACTTTTCGAACGTGTAGCTCTCCGATATTCCACCTTTCAGCGTGTTGCGTCATTCTGTGAATAGTCCAAAAATCATCGGCTCGATTGG